GGTGGCATACCTTGACCGAACCCGCCGCCCTTCATCGTGTACGCGGTTCCAGCGATCGAAATAGTGGAGTCTGCCCCGGCAGATCCGGAGCCCCCGGCTACGCTCCCGCCGCTGCCACCGCTAGATCCAGCGGTCCAGGATACGGCCAGAGAACCGATGGGAACACCAGGCGAGCCGATGATAATTCGCAGCCTGACGCCGCTCGATCCACCAGCGCCAAATCCGCTCGACCCCATACCGCTCCCACCACCACCCCCACCACCCTGACCGACCCCGTCGAGTATTACCATACAGGTACCGTCGGTCAGCGTTGTCGTCCCGGACCCGGTCAAGATCCGCGGTGTACGCAGCAGCCTGCCCGGGGCGATCTCATCGGACGATGATTGGAGTGTATCGATTTTTGCTTGCTGTTGTTGCACACCCAGCGCGATGCGATCGAATGCACGCTGCGTCGCTTCGCCTGTAGCATCCCCGGTGACCCGCGGTAGGAGCAACGCGTGTCCTGGATCTGGCCGCTGCGGACGCTGCGCCGGCATCAGCCGCACCAGTAGTCTTCGTCAGAATCGTCTCCGCGTGGCCCATGCGGAGATAGATAGAACGGTTCGCCAGCGTCTCTGGAGTCGGCAGCCGTGCGAAGACCCGCCGTCAACTGCGCGATCGTCCGGTCAACGCTGTCCGTCGACAGATCGGAGCGATCTAGCAAGTCGCGCATCGCGATGTGAATGATCAGTCGCTCCTCGGTCGGAACATCGAACACCACGAACCGCGTGTCAGCCGCGCTACTGAACTGCGGCGGCGTTGGGATATAGTACATGCGGACGCATCCTCCGCTTGGTGTCGGCTCGAAGATGAGATTGCGACCCTGGATTCGATAGCGCGGCGGACGTCCTGAGCTTGCCGAGAAACCGCTGAATCGATGCGCCGAGTCCAAATCGTGCGGCAGCATGCGGCGGAACCGCGAGTTCGGGGTCACGACCGTATCCTGCGTGTAGTCGAGGTGACGCAGCTTGTAGAAGCCGTTTGGATCGGCGATGTCGGCCAGCGGGTACGAAGACGTTCCACTCACCAGGGTAAGCGTCGTGTCTAGTGTGTAGTAGTCCGTCCACTTGCTGACAACGGCGTCGTACCCCTCGACAAGCGCGTAGTTGATCGCCTGGAGCAGGATGTCCTGCGTGATGTCTACGCTGTTTTCCCACTGGCCAAGCTGCTGCACGGCAAGCGCGAGTTGGGGAAACGTCTTTGAATAGACGACAGGACCACCAAGGAGCGCCGCCAGATCTTCGGTCATGCTGCTCATGCGGTTGTGCTGTCCGTGATGAGTCCGAGGCCGGCAAGACCTGTGAGCAGCGAGGCGAGCGCTGCGTTCCCGCCACGCGATCCGGTGATCGTTGGCTTGGCCGCTGGTGCGGTGTTGTAGAAGCCGATGTTGCCGGCGATCTTGGTCGTCCCGCCGGATACGTTGAGCGTTACGCCCTGAAGGAGCCGAGCATTTCCGCTGTTGTCGACATCGAGGCAGTCAATTCCGGTGGTAACAGAACGAAGACGGTATGTCGATCCATCGGGGAATCCCCATGTGAACACGCGTGATTTTGCGTGGTTCACGAAGGCGACCCGATCGTTGGTCGCATCGCCGATGATCTCAAGGCTCCCGGTCAGATTTCCGGCACCGTTGAGCGCGCCTTTGTCATCGAACCAGGCGCGATCTGTTCCGTTGCTGTCAGTGAAGGCAACGCCCCTCGCACCTGTCGTGACGTCGGGCGTGAACCTCATGCCACCGCGAACTTGAAAATCCGGCGTCACGTATTTTGGCACATCGATGGCGCCGATCGTGACGCTGTTCTTTAGGTCTCGTAGTACCGGATTGATCGAGTTCGGATTGATCACATTCTCGAACACGAGTGTTGTGTTGTGCGAATCGCTCGTGATCTTGATACCCTCGGTCACTGCAGTAACGGCGCCGAGCTGAACGCCGTCAAATTTGACGTTTGACACCCCGTCAACGGTGATGCCGGTTCTCCCGGTGACTCCAAAGCCCTGTTCGATATGCGTGTTGTAGAAGTTCCACTGACGAGCGCTGCCATGCCCCTTCAGGTAGATGGCGCTCGAGTTCTGCCCTTGGTGCTCGCTCGTCAGGTTGACCGCGACGATGCCGAGCGCTCCACCTGTGTTGCCTATCAGTTCTTCGATGAGAACATTATGGCTGCCGCTACTAAGCACCCACACGTTGTCGATGAGAAACGGTCCCATTCCTCCCGGACTGTTGCCGGCCCACACATGCAGTCCAACGCTCGAGCTCCCGAGGATTACGCAATCACGAATGTACGAGTTGATGAACGGGCATCCGATATCGACTGCTGCCGTAGAGCAAATAGCGCCTGCGCCGGCATTGCCGTCGATTTCCAGTCCCTGGATAAAGAAGTACTCCTGGGTGCCGTCTTGATTCTGGTTGCGCACCATGCTGGCTGAGTTGAAGGTCGACTTAGCCCTCAGGATCGTCGCCGACGGCCCGGCCCCCAGGATGCCGATGCCATTCTTTCCGATAATCGGAGCACCAATGGCGAAGACTCCCTTGGGGAGTTGTACATACGAGCCGTAGACACCACCCGAAAGCGTGGCCGCAAAATCGATTGCAGCCTGGATCGCAGGTTGATCGTCCGTCGTCCCGTCGCCGACTGCACCGAACGCTGTCACGTTGACCGTTGTGCCCTGCAGAATCTTGCGGATGTCCGTCAGGGCTTGAAATACAGCCGTTGCATCAGCCGCCGCCCACTGGTGGGTCGGATCGGTCACGGGGTTCTTGTCCGACTTCGCCGCCGGCAGAGCCGTGTTGTCGTAGACGAAGTTTGTCATAGCGTCTAGTACGGCATCGTGGTGAGGGCGCCGGTGACCGTGAACCGCAGGAACTCAGTAGATGCCAGATCCCCTGCTGATCCGCCGGCCGCGAAGGTCTGGAAGGATACGACTCGCGTGGTTGGGTTGTAGTCGACGATCGACCCCCATGTGCCGCTCGGGCCCCACACCGCCGGAGTGATGTCCATGACATATGGCAGACCGTCGATGAACTTCGCCGTGTACACGCCGACTCCAGATCGGGTGATGTCGGTTGCCACCAGGCTGATCCAGTTCACCGAGCGAGGCATGAAGCTCTTGCTCGATGTCGACGACGCGGTGATCGGTGCCACGACTGGCGCCGCAGCACCGGCCCCCTGGATTAGCCCGTAGAGCGTGCATTGCTCCAGGACCGAGGTGAATGATTCAGAATATGGCGTACGAGAAAGAGACATGTGCCCATACCTCCTTCACGGCAGCGTGATGACGCAGTTGTAGCCTGGGGCCTTGCACGAGAAGTTGTAGTACTCCCCGATGCGGGCCTCGTAGCCGTCGTTGCCCTCGGACACCTTGATGATCGATCCCGCCCGCTTCTGCAGGAAGTTCGGCGCCGGACCGGCGGAGAACATGCACCACGTTGCCCAGGTCAGGACGTAGATGCGCTTCACGGGGCAGCACCGATCCGTGTAGATCGTGACGTCGTGGCCGTTCAGGTTCACCGAGTAGCCAGCGAAGCCGATCGTCGCGAGCTTCTTGCCGTCGTAGCCGACGGCGCTCGTGATGGTCCACTTACCTTCCAGCTGCTTGGCCAGCGTCCCGAACGTCGTCGGGTTCATCCAGCAGACATCCGGATCCCCGCCGATGTTGTCGACCGCCGCAACAGCATCGACGAGAAGGTTCGGAATCGATCGTCCGTCCGTGCCAGCGATGCGGATGCCACCGAGGTAGTCCGACTCTGACGTCCGATCCACGTTGTAGAACAGCGTCGAGGTCGGCGCGGTGTCCGGTACCCAGTCGGCCAGGCCCGAGGCGGCGAGGCCGGTGCCACCATTCTGGCCGTCACCATTGAGATACAGGAAGTCGGTGTTGACGATCGCCGCGATGCCGGTGGTCGCGTTGCCGGTCAGGGTGATCGTCGAGGTCAGACGCGAGACCGACAGAACGGTGATCGTTCCGGATCGCAGGGCCGCACCGAGCGTGGCCGAGGACTGAAGCACCTCGCCTGCGCGCAACCCCCACATCGCCGACTGATCGGAAAAGGTGAGCACTGCAGTGGCGACGTTGGAAAATCCGTCGAGCGCGCCGATTTCCCCAGCAGTCGTCCGGAAGAAACGGAAGTTGATGTAGTTGCCCTCGGCCTCGATGCCGTTGTCGAACTCGTCGAAAGCGCTTTCGAACGCGTCCTCGTCTCCGGTTGCCGTCGCCTCGATTGCCTGGTTGTCGACCTTGGCGATTCGGTAGTGCGACTTGCGCGTGACGTTGAAATTCTTGTACGCACTGACGTTGTTGTTTGCCGCGGTGATCGCAACCGCGAAGCTCGAAGATCCACCGCCAGGCAGCGCGGTCATGATCGGCTGCACCCACTCACGGCCGCCGACCATCTTCTTCTGGCTCTTGGCGAGCATGCCGGTGGCCTTATTGCGCTGCATAGCCATCCGAGCAACCTCGAATGGCGAATAATGCTCCTTGAGCATCGGGTCGAAAGTAGTCAGGTCCAAAACAGACATTGATCAGGTCCCTTCAGTTCGTCGTGGCTATTTGCCTGCTCAGGCCTGACCCGGGACGAGCTTGTGCTTCTGCAGCAAAACGCGTGCATTGCGGCCTCGTCGATCGCGCCGGTCTTCTCCGACAATATCGTCGGAGTTATCGGACATGCGCGTGGGTGCTGGTGCCTTGGCTGCGGTGCGTGCTGGCGTCGTCTGCGCGGGACCTGAAGCGCTACCTGGTGACTGTGCCGGCTTGCTCGCGGCGGATGGCGCCGTCTTGGGGAGCAGGGTTCTGAGACGGTCAGCGGTTGCTACCGTCTCTTCAACTTTCTCTCGGATACGTTCGTTGAGTTCCTTCGCGGCGTCGGCCCAATCGATGGGGGTGCCGTTCTTGTGGTTGTCGACGACGCTCTTCCACACGAGCGCCGCGGCCTCCTCGCCGTACTCACGTACGAACGGGAAACGGTTATCAGCGGAGACCAGGGTGTTGACCTGGGTGACCGCCTTACGATCGTACGTCTCACGCTCCGCGGTCTCGCGGGCCTCCTCGGCGGTACGCTTGGCGTCATCCACGCGCTTGGAGTCCTCGGCCTTGCGCCGATCGATCTCGGCCGTGTAAGCCTTGGCCTGACGTTTCGCCTTGCGGCCCTCGACCTTGAGCTTCACGTCATCGGGGAGCTCAACGTTGTGATACTTGACCGAGACCTCGGTCATCAGATCGGTGAGTGTGTCCTTGAGCTCTGCGTCGTCGGTGATCCCGTACTGCTCCTTGAGCCAACCGGCTACGGCATCGACCGGGGTCTCGATCAGCCGCTCTCGAGTCGGCAGCTGCTTGAGCCGAGTGTCGATCTCTGCTTCGCGCTCCTTGAGCTTCCCGTCGATCTCCGACTCGCGCGCCTTGAGCTGGTGTTCCCGCAGATCGAGCTCCCGGGCACGCTGCTCATTGGCTGCGTTGATGATCTCTCGATCGACAGGTCGAGGCGCCTCCGCCACTGCCACGGGTGCATGCGGCGGCGTTGCCGCCACTGCTGCCTGCCTTGGGCTCGGCACGTGGAGCGCCGCCGCGGCTTTCGCCGCTGGCGATGCTCCCGCTGGGAGCTGCTCACCGGCCGTCATCGGTTCCAGATCGGCCTCTTCGGCTGCCACCGCCGGCGAAGCTGGAGCTGGCTCGGCCGTGGTGCCCATCGGGACAAGCTCATCGCTGTCGCCGCGGGCGCTCTTTGCGGCCAGGTCTCGGAACATGCCGCGAACCTTGTCCGTGACCACACGCTGATCGCGGATCGCGGTCGTGGAGTCCGGCGGCGGGAACTTTGGGTTGTCTCCCTCGCGCGGCGGCATCAGCGTCTCATGCTTGGACGGAGCCGGTACGGATCGCGCCTCACCCATGTCCAGGGCGGGCTCTACGTCGTTTTCGGATTCGGTATCCATCAGCTAGCTCCAGGGCTCAGCGGCATCCCTGCCGCGAGCATTGACGAGGCACCACCCATGGGGTCGGCCACCATTCCTCCGCGCGGACCAATCGGCGCCATCATCGGCGGCGGTCCGCCTGGCGGTGGCAGCGCTCCGGGCGGACCGGGCGGCGGTCCACCGGGCGGACCCGGCGCACCTTGTGGTGGCTGGGCCGGAATAGACTCAAGTGATTCGAGCATCCTGAGAAACCATCGGTACCGGCTGAGCACTTCTTCGGGCGCGTCCTCGGCCGTGGCGTTTCCGAGCTCGCCGATGGCCATCTGCTTGGCCAGCCCGGGCACGGTGAGCATGTACGGGGTCGGGACACATACGGATTCCGGAACCTCTTCGTCAGCGAGCATCTCCATCGTGTGCTCAAGCAGACGCATCGGTCCGAGCAGGTGACGATTCGCGCGAGCGATGTCCGGCTCCTCGAACAACGCGGCGATTTGCAGCGGGTTCGACATGAACCCGGGAATCTTTGTCAGATCGCCGAGGACATCTAGCCGACCGCCGCGCGTCTCCGGGATGAAGTTCGCTGTCTCGACGAAGAGGTGATATGTGCCGCCGTCGAATTCGAACTTCTTCCACTCGATGTTCTTGATCCAAGACGAGAGCTCGATCTTGCTGTCTTCGGCTGCCGCGTCATCTGCCAGATCTTTGGCCTCGTCGAGCATGACGAGGCCGGCTTGCACGCGAGCAAACGCATACTGGCCCTCGAACTGCGAGAAGCGATCGCTCTCGATGTCATAGAACGTGTCGAGCGCCTTGCCGGAAGCGTTCGGTCCAAGTGGGTTCTTGCTCGCGGCTGCCGACTGCGAAATTCCGGCGATCTCGTACATCTGCTGCACGAGCCAACGAAGCGAGTCCATGGCCTGTGTCGATGCTGGGTTCGGGGCGATGTACTTCGGCTCGGTGCCGTCGGTCTCGATGACAGCTGGATGCCGCGCGCGGAGATGCGCCTTGTTCGTCTGGGATTGCTTCTGAACGAACACCTTGAGCGCGCTGCCCCAGTACAGTGCCTCTTGGTGATCCCGCCAAAGCTCATTGACCTTGGCTTGCGATCCGGCGAGTTGCTGACACAGGCCGATGCCGTAGAACCCGCGCATAGGCGGCGTCCACTGCACGCGGATCATTGGAAAGCGTGGGCGCGTCCAGACGCACTCCTTGAGCGGCTCTCCACCGTCGCGGATAGCATAAACGCAACGCCCATCCTTGGCGCCGCGTGCTGAGGGCAGACGCCAGATCTTGAGCAGCTCGACCATGTCGTTGTCGATCGGGCTGTCGTAGTCGTATGGCGACCACAGATCGCGACTGGCGCGAGTCACCGAAGCGATGCGCTCGGCGTCATTCGGGAACTGCGCCATGAGCACGTCCCGATCGACCAGCACGACTCGCGCAAGCGTCCGAGGCCAGCCGTTGCGGGTCTCCCCGTCATCAAAAACGAGCTCGCTGCGTGGAAAGCGCTCGATGGTGACATCGCCGCCGTCGCGAATCGCTTCCGCGAAGCCGTCCCCTCGGACGATCGCATCGCGCATCATAAGCGGGAACTCAGTCTCGAGATGCGGCGATCCCATCTTGCGACGGAGCACGCGCGATGCCCTCCGCGCCGCCAGCTTCTCGCTGTACGCTGCCTCGTCGCAGCCGATCACCGGCATCGCCCGGCGCTTGCCGTTGCGGCTGACAACGGTGTCGACCATCGACTGCAGAACGTTGAGATAACTCGACGCCTGCGTCTGACCGCGAAGGAAGTCCATCGCTGCGGTGGCGATGCGCCGGCCAAGCGGCCGACCCTCGTAGATCGCCTCGTGGATCAGATCCAGCGTGTTGTAGCCGCGCAGGTATGCGCGACGGGTGTCGCTCCATTCCCAGGCGGCACTAGCGGCCTCACGACCAGCGAGCTTCCACCACTTGGATAGTCCAGTGCCCTTGGCCTCGAGTGGGCCAGGCCTGCCGACGCGCGAGTCTGCTGCGTCTTTAGCGCGGCGGCGTGCCACTCATGGTGGCCGCGGCGCGTTCCTGGTGCGCGGATGAGAGACTGGCGCCTGCGATCGGAGTTGAACCGACGCGCGTTCCGGGCGGTAGTGAGCCGCAACACGGAGTGCTCTGCCACTGAGCTACGCAGACATAGGACTGGATCACTTCTTCGGCCTCATCGGCCCGACGGGCGGCGTGTGAGCCTGGACGACTTCATCCCCGTTGACCCTGGCCCCTTCACTCGCACCGCCGGTGACCTTCTTGGCTTCGTCGATCTGCTGCTGGCTGATGCTGTCTCGCTTGACCATGGTCATCCGCCAACCTCGATGCTCGGCTGTAGTTCCATGCCTGGGACGACGGCGCCGGCCTGCTTGTCACCCATCAATTGTCGATACATCTCCCCGCCGTATTCTGCGTAGAACTTCGGTCGGAGATCGGGTTCGGCATCTGGCTGCGGCGGCGTGACGCTTGGCGCCGGACGTAGGTTCAGTGAACACGTCCCGACTGACACGTGATCCACCGCAAGCCCTGCACTGCGCGCGAGCAGGACAAGGCTCCACGCCTGGGCAGCGTCACCCGTAACCGTAGGGCCGGAACTCTTCTTGCGAGCCATCGAGTAGATCCGATTCCTCTTGTAGCATCCACTTGGGTGTGCCAGGTAGCGTTTTTTCAGGTTCTGGACGATACCTGTGGTGGTAGGAGTGCCGATGGATGTACAGGGCCGCGTCCGAGCAGTCCCGATGCGTGCGCGGATCTTCGACTGCCCCTCCCCCGCCATCCACCTCGGCGCCGCGCAGCGGTGCCCAGCGGTGGACCTTCCACTCAGCGAGCAGCGGCGAACCGCCGCGCATGCGGAGCGATAGCTTGCGGATATCTGCGTTGAACTGCTTGATAGCAATGCGTTTGTTCGGCTTTTCCGCCTCAACAATCGGGATCCGGTAGCGATCGACCCACTTCCTTGACCAGCCCTTCACCGCCGGTTTGCCTCCGCCGCCAGCATCAGCCACCCAGAGGCCAACTGTGGCCTGATCGGCGACCCGCTGGAGCGCCACAACCATCTCGTCGTAGTCCAGGCCGGTACGTTTCCACGTGGCGATTTCCCACAGGTACGGATCGGCCAGCGACCAGCCCCACAGGCTCCAGGCGAAAGCTCGAGTGGTCCCGAGGTCTGCGCCGAGACCGAGCATGTAGGTCCTGCCCTTTGCCCAGCTCGGCAAATCGAGCAGCGCTGCGGTGATGTCCGGGAATCCATCCTCCCCAAGCCGCATCGGCGCGTAAATCAGCGCGCGCTCGTCCACCTTGTGGAGTTCGTAGACGAACCTGGCATCCTCCTTGACCCATCGCGCGTACCACTCGCGCAGCAGATCTGGATCGTCGTCGCTCCAGCCATTTTCCTTGATTGCTTCACCGGCGGTGCGCTCCCAGCGGAGCTTGACCGCCTCTGCTTCGGCCTCCGCCTCGCTGGAGAACGGCCCGAGCGGCTCGTCGATGCCGGCGCGCCCGACCACGAACCACTCGCCGTCCTGCCAGAGCACCTTTGCGAAGAACGGATTGTCGATAACAGCAATCTCATGCACTTCCCAACCCTTGACTGCGTCGTCGTCCCCACGGGTGACCTCGTAGAAGAACCCGGCGCAGTCGCGCCCTGGAGTTCCGGTAAGCCACACCTCTCCGGCGAAGTCAGTAGATCCAGCTGATATCACCGCCTTGTACAGCCGCTCCAGCCACAGGAAGTCCTGCGCCTCGTCGATCCACCAGACATGCTTGGTTCTGCCACGGAGCTTGTTGATCGCACCTTCGTCGTCGGCCCCGAAGAGCTCGATGAGCGATCCGTTCGAGAACACCAGGGCCAGATCGCCCTCGCGGATGTCGACGCGCACGCCAGCCATGTTCAGTGCTTCGACACCGCCCTCGTCGATCGGCTCTCCGTGCTGGCGCAGGATGTCCACGAACCCGCTTTGCGTGTCGTTTATCCATGCGCGCGCCTTGGCCTCGATCCGCGTCGTGGTGATGTACACGGCCCTGAATCTCGGATGCTCCACGGCCCGAGCGATGAGCTCGCGGCATCCGCCGGCGGTAGCGCCAGATCGCCGCGTCTTGCGGGTCGCCCGGCGCTTGTGCTTGCTGCGATAGTACGCAGCCTGCTTCGGGTGGTAGAACGCGCGCAGCGTGGCGCACAGCACGGTGAGTTGCGCAGCCTGGGCCTCAGCGTCGAGCTTGGCTCGACGCGCCGCCAGGAGCTGCTCGGCGCGCTCGCGATCGATCAGGGGTCGGACGGAGCGCTAGTCCTGGTGCGCTGTTGATGGAGTTCCGCGGACGAGACCATGGTCATCGCTTCACTTTGGTAACGCTGCTCAACATCACAGCCTTGGCTGCGTCGACGGCGGACTGAGCGAAGCCGTCGGGGCGAGTGGCATCTCCGAGCACAGTAATCGCTGCAGGAGACATCTTCGCGAAGACCCCCGCTTTCGGTGGCCACGCCACAAGCCCCTGCCCATCCTGCAGCGCGACCCGCTCCGTCATATCCACGAGCTTGCACTTGATGCGCATCGGCGGACCGGAGCTAAATCCTTCGCACAACCATATCGCTGACTTACTCATCACTGCTCCAGTTCGTATTCGAAGTGCGACACGATGCCTTGGTTGTCGTCAGATGCGCGCGCGCCACCGTCTGCATATACGGTCCGCGTCCGCCTGTACCGCTCTTGCCGTAGCTCCGGCCGAACGAAGATCGTCGCTGCCGTCCGGGTCTGCGGATCGTCGACTTGGACGATGTGGTAGGTGGCGCGGACTCCTGACAAGACAATCTGACCGTCGAGAGATCCGCCGGAGAAATGAGCAGGGATGCTCCGCGTCACGCCCACTCCACGATGCGCCCGAGCCAACCCTCGATCTCCGACCACACCCGCTCTTCGCCCTTGGCCATCGTCTCCTGCCCCTTGGACAGGGCCACCAGCGGCGTCACGAGTCGGATCACCCGATCGACAGGTACCTCGTCATACGGATGCGCCTCGCGCCACTTCCGCAACGCGCGAGACATGGCGACACCTTCGATGATCCACGGACCATGGCGATCGTCGAGCCACTCATCGGCGATGTGCTGCGATGCCGCGGACCAGTCGTGCGTGGCGATCAGATCGTCTGAGTGGCGGACGTCAGCCGTGGCGCCAAGGCTCATCCGCGCGGCCATCGTCGTCTTGCCGGTCCGCGGTCCGCCGCAGATGACGATACGGGTCATGCGCAGCCTTGCGCTAGCTCAGCGCATTTCCCGCACACATGAACCGCAGAGACGTGAGGGTTGAACACCACAATGCCGTCGAACTTCAGATGTTCGTCCAGTTCGTGACAAAGGTGATACAGCACGTTCGACCGAAGCCACCTGGGCGTATTCTCGTCGGGTAGGTCCGACGGTGGCCAGAGCCCGAGACCGCCGGGCGGCATCGCCACGAGCGGGTCACGAGAGTCGCGCTCGTCAGGGTAGTCGAGCCTGATGCGCAAATAGTAGCCTTCTGGCCCCAAGATCTGCTTCTCGCATCGCGCCACAACGCGGCACGGATACGAGCACGACCAGCGTGACAGATACTCCGACCATGCATCATGCCGATGATCGTCGACCTCCACTGGCGTCGGCACCACCGAACGCAGATCTCCTGGGCTGCGTTCGCAATCGCATAGTTGGAATTCGACCGGCACTGAGACGTCGATACGCTCGCTGCCTCGCCATATCGTTCCGGCGGTCCTCATTTCGCATCCCCCAGTGCAGCCCTGCTCAGCCGCGCGATCGCGCTCTTGTACCGATCCATCGCTGCAGCCTGTTGTTTCTGCGCGCCGTCTACGCCGACTGCGGCTGCCGTGAACTCGTCGTAGGCCGCCTTGCGCTCTCCGGTGAGGAGGGCGGTGTCGGCGAGTGGAGCATCGGCCACCGGGTCGAACTGCGCCTTCCGAGCCACCAAGATCTTATCAACAGCAAGAAGCACGGCGCTCATGCCGAGTATTTCACCTTGGCTGGCCCTCTCCACCATGACGGCGTCAAGCGTCCCGATCGACGTCCCTCGATTCAAAAGATCGTAGTCACACGTATCCGATCTGACCCGCACGGCCAATTCCATGGACGGGTAGTGCTCGCGAAGCACCGGATCGATCGTCTGCCTTAGATCGACGATCACCTCCGAACCTCATTCTGGCACTTCTTCCACGCCTCTTGCGCCTCAGGCTTCAGCGAAGACAGCGGCACCCTGCACACGTCGGCGATGTTTCCGGCGTACACCGTGTGCTCCTCGTAGAGCGGGACTTGCTTGTTGGCGAAGATGATCCGAATGCCCTCGGGGCACTCCTCGAACCTGAGCTTGTTGTGGTGCACGCTGTTGACCATCGCTCGGATCGACCACTCGGTGCCGCCGTGGCTGCCGATGGAGATCGTCTGGCGGGTCGTGACCATTGCGATGATCAGCGGATCGTCAGCGGGCTGGGCTGGCGCCGCCGCGACAGGCATCGGCGGCTTGGACTGATTCTGGTTAGGGTTACTCACTGTACGTACCTTCCATCAGGGCCGACTACCAACCCGGCAACGTGCGATCCGAAGTCGGTGACCGCGCCGCAGAGGTTGTGAAACTGGACAATCAACCCGCTCTCGCGACCTGGCGAGTCGTCATCGAGAGGGAACACAAGCTGCTCCCCGGGAGTCAACACCCGGAAAAACTGCACGACGTCGCCGACCTCACAGGGCAGCGGAATGAGCACGCCGTTCTGGTAGTAGCCCTGGCCCTTGGCCTTGACCTCGCCGAGCATCCACGGCGTGCCGTCGCGAGCAGTGGTCGGGATGATGATGCCAGAAGCGGTGCGATCGCGCGCCTCGAGCACGCGGAGTAGAACGCGGGATCCGTAGAGGGAGATCTTCACGGCTCGACCTTCCCTTCCATCGCCTTCGCCACAGCAAGCGACTCATACGCCGCCGCCAGCTGCTCGAGCCGCTCGGTGTGCGTGGTGTCCATCATCATGTTCAAAAGCTTATCCATGATCTGCTCCAATTTGTTCACTTCTTCTCTCCGAGAAACTGATCAAGCGGCAGGTACTCCGCAGCCTTGTACCGCCCGCGCAACATCGCGCTTGCTGGTCCGAGAG